ACGCCACGGTCGCGGTGACCTGGAACAGCAACAGCGCGGTGGACGCCGTGCTGTACGGCGTGCCGGCCGTGGCGATGGACCGAGGCAGCATGGCCTGGGATGTCGCCGGGCACGAGCTGGGCGCGGTGCCGACGCCGACGGATCGCACCGCATGGGCGCACCGGCTGGCGTGGTGCCAGTGGACGGCTGACGAGATGCGCGACGGCTCTTGCTGGGCATCCATGTGGGGGGACGCATGCGCTCAGGTCGCCTAGATCGCAAGATCACCCTCCAGCGCAAATCTGTCAGCTTCGCGGCCGACGGTTCCGAGGTCGAGACATGGGCCGACCTTGCCGCCAACCGTTGGGCGGCCGTGACCCCGTTCGGCGGTGACGAGCGTTTCGCCATCCCTGAGATAGGGGCAAAGCAACAGGTCGAGTTCCAGGTGCGATGGTCGACCGACGTTGCCGACCTGACGCCTCTCGACAGGATCATCTACCCCGTCGGATCGAGCGCCGACACGTCGATCTATGACGTGGCGGCCGTGCATGAGATCGGCCGGCGCGAGGGATTGCGCATCATCGCCATCAGGCGCACCGACACATGACGGCTGACCTGAGACCGGCGCTCCGGGCATACTTGCTTGCCGACAGCACCATTCAGTCGGCCGTCGGCAACACGCGCGTGCATCCGACCATTCTCCCGCAAGGCACCAACGGGCCAAGCGTGCCGGCGCTCGTCTACAACGTGATCTCAGAGGTCACGGACCACCACACGCAAGGCGCCTCCGGCCTGGTCATGGTGAGGATGCAGATCGACGCCTACGCAGAGACACCCAACGAAGCGGACGCTCTATCGCGTGCCGTGAAAGACCGGATCGACGGCGTGCGCGGCGCATGGACCTACGGCACCGCCAGCCCGGCCGACAGCGTCACGATCCAGGGAGTCTTCGCAGAGACCGCGCGCACGGATTACCAGGGTGACGCGAAGCTCTACAGGTCGAGCCGGGACTACTTGATTTGGTACGAGGCCAGCTGATGGCGACGGTGCCGGAGACGATCACGCTTGGCGTTCGGCTCCCGTGGTGGCGCGGCCTATATCTGCGGTGGCTGATGCTTTGGGTGCGGCTGCACGTTCTCGCCCGTCGAGAGGTCACGGTCGATCCTGAAGCGTTCGGCGAGCGCATCGCCAACGCCATGCGGTTCTATGTGATCGACAAGCGCGGCCGGAAACGGCGGGTCAAGCCGTGAAGGTAACCTTCAAGGTGGAGGGTCTTCGCGAGTGCGAGGAAGCACTAACGGAGCTAACGCTCGCCACTTCTAAGAACGTCCTACGCCGCGCTCTCACCCACGCAGCCGAGCCTGTCGAGAAGTCGGCACAGCAGCGGGTGCAGAAGCGCACCGGCAAGTTGGGCGCCTCGATCCGCGTTGGCACGAGACTCAGCAAGCGCCAGCGCAAGGCGGCTGCAGAGACCAAGACCGGCGTCGAGGTCTACGTCGGCGCCGGGCCTCTGCCGCACGCCCACATGCTGGAGTTCGGCACAGCACACAGCGCGCCGGAGCCCTACCTGCGACCGGCGGTGGATGCCAACGGCAAGCGCATGATCGAGATCTTCCGCAACGATCTCAAGGCCGAGATCGCCAAGGCGGTGCAGCGTCTGCAGCGTAAGGCCGCGCGTACCCTGGCGAAGAAGACAGCGACTTAGAAAGGAAATGCAACATGACGACCCTTGCAAGCATCGGCCATCGCAACCTCTTCCAGATCTTCGACACGGGCGTGAGCCCGAGCGCCTGGACCACGGTTGCCGAGGTCGTCAACATCACGCCACCGAGCTTTGCGCGCGACGCTCAGGATGCGACGCACACCGAGTCCACCGAGGCTTGGCGCGAGTTCATCCCCGGCCTAAAGGACGGCGGGGAGATATCGTGCGAGCTGAACCTCGTGCCCGACAGCGATACGATGGACCTGGTCCTTGCTCAGTTCGACTCAGACGATCTGACGCAAGCGCGCATCCTGTTCGCCGACGGCAACCAGACGGGTGGCGCGCCTACCTGCTCGCGGTTCACCTGCTCCGGCATCATCACCGGCTTCCCGCTTGAGGCGCCGATGGACGACAAGATGTCGGCCACCATCACCGTGAAGATCTCCGGCAAGCCGACCTTCGTTCGGGCCACGGCGTAAAAAGGGGTCAGACCCCTTTTTCCCGCGAACAAATCTAATCACTTAGGAAACAGAAATGGCTAAGGCGAAAGGCGAGGTCAGCGTCGAGGCTGACGGCAAGACCTACACGCTCGTGTTCTCGATCAACGCTCTGTGCGAGCTGGAGGACAAGCTGGGGGCGTCGGTGTCCGACATCGCCGCTCTTTCCACCAACGGGAAGCGGTTCGGCACCATTCGCACCGTGTTCTGGGCGGGGCTCCAGGAGCATCACCCGGACCTGACGCTGAAGGACGCCGGCCGGATCATCACGGCGATGGGCATCCCGGCAGCAGACGCCGCCGTCGGCGAGGCGTTCTCGCTGACGTTCCCGGAGGTCAGGACCCTCCCTTTGGAGCTCAAGCCAGCACCGGGCAAGCGCAGCGCACGGACTGGCTCGCAATCCTGAGCGACTGGGTCGAGCTTGGCCTCGACCCCGCTCTATTCTGGAAGCTCACACCTCGCATCATGATGCGCATCGCCATGGCGGCGCGGCATCGTCTCGATAACGAGCACAACGGGCGAGCCTGGCTCGCGCACACCATCGCATCGCTGCATCGTCACAAGCGGTTGCAACGCCTCGACACGCTCGTGATCAAGAGGCGGCGCAAGCGCGATCAGACGTGGCAGGAACAGATGACCGTGTGCCGGGCCATAGCGGCAGTCTACGGGAGCAAGCCTGTCAATGGCTGAAGGGGCAACGATTGGCGCACTGCGCTTTGTGCTGGGCGCCGACACGGCACAGCTTGAAGCTGCGGCCGGCAGGGCGTCTGTTGCCATGCGTGCCGCAGCCAAGGCTGGAGAGGTCGCGGGAAACCAGATCGCCAACGCTCTGACGCGCATCGGCGGCATGGTCGCCGCAGCGTTCGCTGTAGAGGGCATCGTCAGGTTCGGCGCGGAGTCGATCAAAGCCGCTGCCGACCTTGGTAAGTTCGCCGATCAAGCCGGCCTGACTGTCAAGCAATTCGAGGGCCTGGAGTTCGCGCTGCGTAGCGCGCACGTCCCGACAGAGCAGCTTGCTCAAGGGCTGGCGGTGTTCTCGCGTAACCTCTCCGACCTGCAGCGCGGCACTGGGCCGTTTCTCGATTTCCTTCGGCGCGCGGCGCCGCAGCTCGTGGCGCAGTTCAAGGCGGCAAAGGATACGTCCGAGGCGTTCGGCGTTCTGACCGATGCCGTCAACGGCCTTGGCGATCAGTACGACAGAATTCGCCTCCTCAACGCTGCCGGCGCGGAACAGTTCGCCAAGCTCTCCAACGCCATGCGGCAGGGCCGCGTTTCTATTGAAGATCAGGCCAACGGCTTCCAAGGCCTGGGTGAGAAGGGCGTCCGGTCGGCTCAGCAGATCCGCGACAAATACGATGAGCTGTCGCGTAGCCTGACGTTGTTCGCGCAACGCTTCGCCGTCAACGTGGTGGAAGGGTTCAACCGGGTTGACCCGGCTCTGACCAATTATGAGGAGAACGTCAAGCGCATCGGCCAGCTTGAGGCGATGCTGGCTGACAAGTTCCTAGCCTTCACCGGCCGTCGCTCGCAGGTGCAGGCGGAGCTAAACCAGCTTATCGACGCTCAGGTCAAGTTGCTTGGGCAGGCATACGCCAATGCCGACAAGCCTCCGCCTGCACCGAACAGAGGAGACCCAGCCAAGCTGCAGGCTGACGCGATCAAGGCAGCTCAGGGCGAGCTGGCGCTGTTCATGGCGCGGTTGCAGCAGCTTCCGCCTCAGACGGACTTCATTAGCTCGCACTTCTCAGCAGCGTGGCAGCGCATGGCAGCGGTCATGCGCGTCAGCGGCGAGACAGAGTCTTCCATCGCCGCCGCTCGCATTAACCTGCTACGGCAGGAGGACGCCGCGCGCACGCAGACGCTCGGCAATGCCATACTGGTGTCTGAGACTCTGGCGCGGCGCGAGCAGGAGCTGCACACGGCGCGCTCCAACAGCCTGATCTCGGAAACGGAGCTGCGGCGCGCGCTCAATCTGACCCGGTCCGAGTACGCCATGGCGCAGCTCCAAGAGCTGCAGGGGCTTGGCGTCACGCTCAGCTTTCAGGAGCAGTACGCTCTATCGATCGAGCGCATCAACAACGCGCTGGCGACAGGCAAGATCACCACGGAGCAAGCCGGGCGCGCGCATCAGGCTGCGGCTCTGACTGCGGCGAGCGCATGGGCCGGCGCTCTGGGGAACGTTGCCGGCGCTCTTGCTCAGGCATTCCCGAAACAGAAAGCCTTTGCCGTCG